CTACACTAGATCGCTCGTCGGCAGCGTCAGATGTGTATAAGAGACAGCCTGTGGATCGTGTCCCAGGCGGTCTTAAGGGCCTCGTCGAGGCTGTACCAGTCTGGGCTGGGCAGCTTGAAGTAGCGCGATGGATAGATGACCAGCGCAGCCCGGACTATGGCCGCCCGGCCATGTTTTCCTTCAATGAAGCAGCGGTTCCGTCAGCGAATCAGACTGGCGCGCAGCGGCAATTCGAGGTGCATCCTGACCGGGTCATCATCTGGTCGGCGGATGGTACAATCCATGCCCGGTCGGCATTGGAGCCGGGCTATAATGATCTGATGGACGCGGATAAAATCAAGGGCGCCGGTGGCGAGGGCTTCTGGAAAAACGCCAAGGCTGCGCCGGTATTCGAGGTGGACAAGGAGGCCCGCCTTTCCGATATGGCCCGCACCATGGGCGTGGCGGAGAGCGAGATCACCGACGCGATGAATGAGCAGGTCGATGACTGGCAAAGGGGCTTCGACAAGTTGCTCATGCTGCAAGGCATGACGGCGAAAACGCTCAACATCGCCATGCCGTCGCCGGAACACTTCTTCGCCGCCCCGGTGCAGTCCTTCGCGGCGTCGATGATGATCCCGCAGAAGATCTTGATCGGGAACCAAACTGGCGAACGGGCATCGATGGAGGATCAGGAGGACTGGGCCAGGGTCAACATGTCGCGGCGTCGCGGCATTTGCTACCCGCTCATTCGCGACATGATCCGCCGCTTTGAGGCTGTCGGTATCCTGCCGGATCGTGACTGGCGCATCAAATGGGATGATCTGACCGACAGCAGCCCGGCCGACAAGATGGATCGGGCAGTCAAGATGTCCGAAATCAACGGTCGCGCGCTGACCGATCCGCTTGGCGGTGGCCGCGAGATCTTCACCGCAGATGAAATCCGCGAGGCTGTCGGTATGCAGCCGCTCGACCAAATTGATGGAGGGACCGAAGAATGAAACGGGTCCAGGTCAACATTCAGTCGGTCGCCAACGTCAAGGCGGCACGGCGCGAGAAACGCAACGGGCGTGACGTGGTGATCGTGCCATCGGCCACCCTACCGGATAATATCGTGATGAACGGTATCCGCTATCCGGCGGACGAGATCGAGAAGAGCTATGTTTCGCTTAACCGCACTCCGGCACCGCTTGGCCATCCAATGATCAATGGCAACTTCATATCGGCGCGCGATCCCGAGGGCATCAACATCGGCTATATCGGGGCATGGAACGATAATGCCCGACGTCAGGATGGCCGTGTGTTTATTGACAAGATTATCGACGTGGAGGTGGCGAACCGTTCCGCTGGCGGCAAGGCTGTGCTTGCGGCTATCGACGCGGGCGATCCTATCCACACCAGCACGGGGCTCTACTGCGACCTTGAGCCGCTGGCGAACGACGCTGACGCCGAAAGCTGCGCCCGCAACATCGAATTCGACCATGACGCCATCCTGCTTGGGCAGGAAGGCGCAGCCACACCGTCGCAGGGTGTCGGCATCTTCGTCAACGCCAATGGCGAGGGCGAGAGGGTCGATGTCATCAATTCGGCTATCGACTACGCCGAAGATGAACTGGATTGGACAGGTATGCGCCTGTTCGATGCGCTCGACCGGCTGGAAAAGGCTGGACGCTGGGAGCGCGTGAAGGCCGCACTGATGGGGCTGATCGCCCCGGAGCGGGGAACCCCTGGACAAGGAGCACAGGAAATGGCTGATGAAAAGCAGCTTGAGGCGCTCTCCGCGAAGGTCAATGCCATCGAGGAAAGCATGAAGGGCATCGGCGAGCAGATCGCCAATGCCATCGGTGAGGCGGTCAAGCCGCTCATCGACAAGGCGAACGAGGATGCCGCCAAACTGAAGGCCAATGAGGAAGCCGAAAAGGCCACCCTCGAAGCCGAAGTCGTGAAGGCGAACATCCTCACCGAGGAAGTCGCCAAGGCGACGCCAATCAACACGCTGCGCGAACTCGCGAAGCTGGCGAAGCCCGGTTCGGCGACGGCGCTGAACACCGTTCTTTCCAACAAGGGCGAGGATGAATTCGCTGGCGTCGATCTGAACGCCGCATTCGAGGAGGCGAAGTAATGGCTGGCAACGTCATCTATCGCGGCCCCGTCGATCGGCAGCCGCACACCATTTCCAAGAAGGTTGCTGGGGCCTACATGCCCGGCACCTTCGTGGAGGAAACCGCGACCACTCTCGCCCAGATCACCACGGCGATCGCCAAGCGTCCGCTGATCCTTGGCGTGGCCGATTATGTCGGACAGACCGTCGATACGGCCTATGCGTCCGGCGATACCGGCGTGGCCTACGAGCTGGAACCTGGGCAGGTGTACCAGGCGAGCCTCGCGGCCGCGACCTACGCCAAGAACGCGCCCCTCACCGTCGCGGCCTCGGGCCGTCTCGCCGCTGCAACCACGGGCACCCGTATCGTGGCCTATTTCGATGATGCCCCCGGCGCCTACACGGCTGGCCAACTGGCCGATGTCGTGATCGCCGACGGCTACATCGCGCCGTAAGGAGAACTGACCAATGCTCAAATTTACCCCTGAACAGCAGCGGTTCGTTCTTGCGAACCGCGCGGAATTCAACAATCGCCAGAAATCGCTGGCCGCCGCGATGGGCGGCGGTGGCATGCTCGGCAACGCGATGACGCTCCCCAAGGATGTATGGGGCGAGTGGGACCGTGAGGCCGTTGAAATCCAGCGCTCGACGCTGGCCGTCTTCAACGACCTCGCGGCTTCCACCTCGCGCCCGACGCCGATCGGGAAACTGGTCCACTACTTCCAGACCGTGAGCGACAGCGGCACCGTGAACGTATCGCTTGACGGGCGCTCGAAAGCGCGCACCGATCAGCCGACGTTCGACTACCACGGGACGCCGGTGCCGATCATCGACAGCACGTTCAGCTTCGGCTGGCGTCAGGTCGAGGCAGCGAGCACCGAGGGCTTCCAACTCGACAGCGCCGGGCGCATGAACGCGAACCGTAAGGTCGCCGAAACGCTCGAAACTGCCGTGCTCGATGGCTACGCGACGATCACCGTCAACGGCCAGGCCTCCTATGGCCTGCGGAACCATCCGAAGCGCAACACCCGATCGACTGGCGTGACGCTGAACGGTGCGACCGGCGCCCAGTGGCTGACCGAGATCACCGCGACCATGAAGTTGCTGCACGGCGACAACTTCAAGGTTCCCGCGACGATCTATGTTAACTGGGATGACTGGTTCTATGCGACCAGCACCGAGTTCACGACCGGCTATCCGAAGACCATTGCGCAGCGCGTGATGGAGCTTGGTGGCGTGCGCGAGATCGTCCCGGCGGACAGCCTTGCGGCCGATGAGATCATCGCCGTGGTGAAGGATCGCCGCGTCGTGCAGGTTCTCAGCGCCATGCCGATGACCACGCGGGCGCAGTTCCGCGCGAACCCGGAGGACGACTACAACTTCGTCACGATGGCCGCCGCTGCGCTGGAGATCAAGTTCGACGCCGAAGACAATTGCGGCGTTGCGCACTCCACCTGATGACACCCATCGGGGCCGGGATCATCCGGCCCCGTAGCCTCTCTGGAGATGACCATGAAGATCAAGATCACCGCGAAGGGCTGCAACGGCAAAGCTGTCGGAGATATCGTTGACGTGAAGGGCGACGAAATGCCGGGGTGGGCCATCAACAAGGCCGAACCAGTCGAGAGCAAGCGCGTTGCCGTGACCAATCCGGCGAAACCGAAGACCGATGATGCGACCGACGAAGGCAAGGCCGAAAACTGATGGCATATGGTGACCTCGCTGGATGGCGGGCCTACGCCGCTGCGCGGGGTGACACCGCGCCAACCACGACGAATGACACGACCGCTGGGCAAGCGCTGACGCGTGGCGCGGATTATATCCGCTGGACCTACGTCGAACGCTTTTCGGTCGGCTGTACGCTTGACGATGCGACGATTGCCGAAGCCGAATATATCGCTGCCTCGGCGGAGTTGGCCGAACCGGGCTTCTGGACCAAGACCTACACCCCGTCGCAACAGAAGGTGCTGACGAAGGTGGGCGATATCGCCTGGACGCCCGTCGATGGCAAGGTCGTTGACGAGGTTGACCGCATGAGACCGGTTTCGACCATGATCGAGGCCATTCTTGGCAAATGCATGCCGTCCACCCGTCCCGGCTTGCTCATCAAGGCGATCGGGCCATGAGCGGGGCCAGCATCATGGCGGAAGTTGCCGCCGCGATCCGCGAGGCATCGGCGGAGACTGGCGACGGAACGCCGCTCATCGCCACTTTGCGCCGTTCGTCAGGTGCGCCAGCGACGCCATGGGCATCCGGGGCGTCGTCGATAACGGACTACTCGGTCGCGGTCGTCATTGGCGCATACAGTCAGCGCCTGATCGACGGGGAAAACATCCTCGCCACGGATCGCAAGGTGATGATGGAGGCGAGCGATGTTGTCGTGCCGTCAACGGCGGATCGTCTGATCGTCGGGGGGGCGGACTTCGCAATTGTGTCGGTCATGCCGGTCTCACCGGGCGGGGCTGACCTGTACTACGCGCTGCAATGCAGGGTGTGACATGGTTTCCGCGGCGCAGCAGCGCGAGATATTCGCCAGGCTGCTGAAAGAGCATGGGCGCAAGATCGCCATGGCCTTCGCGATGGCGGTCAGAAACTCCGCCAACGGGGCCAGCATCCCGAATCTGTCCGCAGCTATCGAAGCCAACGATATCGGGCTGATCGTCACAATCCTTCGGCTGGACAAATCTGGCCTGTCACCCGTCACCGAGGCGATGCGTCAGGCGTATATCTCTGGGGGACTGACGGCGGCGGATATTGTCGCTGCGCGCGGTGTCTGGGGCTTCGATGGATCAAGCCCGCGCGCCGAGGCGTGGCTTTCCAAACGTGCCGGGCTTTTTGTGCAGGGGATCGAAGACGACACGCTGGCGATGCTGCGCATGGTGCTGATTGACGGGTCTGAACGCGGGCTGTCTGCCGACAAGGTGGCGCGGTCCATAGTCGGGCGGAGCGAGAATGGCGTCAGGGTTGGCGGATTTCTTGGCTTGACCGAACAGATGACCGACTACGCCACACGGGCGCGCGATGAACTTGGCGACCTGAGCAACGCCTATTTTCGCCGCGAGTTGCGAGATCGACGTTTCGACAAGACGATCAGGGCGGCGATCAAGGCTGGAAAGCCCCTGACAGCGGCGCAGGTCGAGAGGATAGTTGGCGGGTATCGTGAGAGGATGCTTGGCTATCGCGGACGCCAGATCGGACGGAATGAGGCCCATACCGCAGCGGCGGCGGCGCAATACGAGGGCTTCCGGCAACTGATCGACGCCGGGAAGATCGAAACGGTCACGAAAAGGTGGCAGTGGAACGATGGTGGGCAAAAGGAGCCGCGCTTGCAGCATCAGGCCATGGCGCAAGCCCCGGCCCGAAACTTCGACATGGGGTTCACCTTCCCCGATGGGGTGACGATGCAGTATCCGCACGATCCCGCCGGGGGCGCGAAGCACTCCATCAACTGCCGTTGCGTGGCGATCTACCGGCCCATCGTGAGGGCATGACATGGCGAGGCAGACATTTGCCGCTGACGTGTCCGCATGGGCCGAACTGACGCAGGAAAAGCTGCGCAAGGTCGCTATGGACAGCATTTCCGACGTGATGGAGGGCGCGATGACAAGCGCCCGTGGCATCACGGCGGGCGGGGTCAGGATCGAAGGTCGCATCCCTGTGGTGACGGGAGACCTCATCAACAGCCTCGTCAGCGGGATCAACGGTTCTGGTGGCGCGGTTGGATCCATGAGTTACGCGACCGTGATTTCCGGCATGGAGTTGGGCGACACGCTCAGCTTCGTCTGGAACATCGAATACGCGGCGCGGGTCGAATTCGGGTTCACCGGGACCGACAGCGCCGGGAGGACCTATCAGCAACAAGGCTGGAATTTCGTCGGCTATAACGCCGCCCGTTGGCCCGAGATCGTCGCAAAGAACGCGGAGCTTGTCGCATGACGCCGGTCGAGATCGAAAAGGCCCTCGGTCAGCGGCTTGTGGGCATGGCAAACGTGCCGATGATTGTTTGGCCCAATCAGGACGCAAACCCGGCGCGGCCGTTTCTGCTCTTCCAGCATGTCCCGGTGACGCGCATCGACGCGACGCTTGACGGGGCCGGGGAGATGGCGCGCGGATACGCGCTTATCACGGTGGTGACAGATCGGAATGTCGATACCTTCGCCACCCCCGCAAATACGCTCGCCGGGCAGATCATGGCGCAATTCGAGTATGGCCTTCGCCTGACCATGGCGACGGGTCAGATCACGATCAACAAGCCCCCGGAGGCGCTTGCGGGATACCGCGACGGGCCGGATTGGCGGGCACCGGTGAGGGTCGATTATGTCGCGGAAGAAAACTGATCCGGCCCCGGAGCGGGTCGCTCTGGTCAATAAATACGGGGCCATCGCGCGCCCGTTGATCGAAGACGTGGAATTGTGGCTCGCGGCAGGCTGGGCGCGGGTTGAAACCAAGGAGAAGGCAGATGGCTAACTATATCGGCGACATTCTCTATGTCGCTAAGGCGCTTCCGGCGGCCAATACAACGACCGCATTCGAGGCGCTGACGTGGGTCAAGGTGGCGGGCATTCAGATGCTCCCGAAATTCGGGCTGACGCACAACGTCATCGACGTTGACGACCTCGAAACCGGCATCACGACCGGAGAAAAGGGCATGGCGTCCGGCGTCGAGGCGACCGTGACCGTGCGGGAAATCGTCGGTGACGCCGGACAGCAAGACCTGATCGACCAAGCGCTTGACAGCGCCGGTACCGCATCCTTCAAGATCGTCCGCAAGCCTTCCGGCGCCGGTACGCCGCCGGTCCCGGCGACGGGTGACAAGGTCGAATACGCGCAAGGCTTCATTCACAGCTATCAGCCGAATGACAACAACGGCCAGTCGAATACCGGCTTCACCGTGACCTTCCGTCAAAACATGGTCACCGTCTACGGTACCCAACCGTAAGGATCGTCTCATGGATTTCGCATCTCTCGACGCGCGCGGCGGGGCCGAAACCTCGCAGCGCATGACCATCCTCCACCCCATCACCGGAAAGCCCATCATGCACGACGACAAGCCGTGCTATGCGTTGGTAAAGGGCACCCATGCCCGCAGCGTTCAGGATGCCGCACATGCCGCCGCGCGGGCGCAGATGCAGCAGGACAAGGCTACCGGCGAGGAAGCCAAGGAAACCTATCACGAAAGCATGGTTCGCTTCGCCCTGATGGTGTTGGACGGATTCGAGAATGTCGTATTCGACGGCAAGGCAGCCACGAAGGCCGATGCGCGGCGCTTTCTCGATCTGTTCCTGACCGTGCCTGGTGAAAACAAGCCGGGGAGCTTCGCGCAACAGGTTGTCACCTTCGCCAATGAGGTGACGCATTTTTTGCCCGAAGCCAGCGCCGACTGAGGATTTGGGCGGCGCAGCTTGGCTATCTCCACACTGTACCGAAGGGGGCTGATCCGGGTGAAACGCGCGCGGTCCTGTACGGCGACGATCTGCCCGATACCGGACCTGGAGAATACCTGACGCGCGCCTTTGTGGCGGTCGGCGGCGGGGAGATGACATGGGGCGCGATGCGCGACTATGCGGCCTGCACCGGGGTGCTGGTGGAGTCATGGGAATTCGAGACGCTGGACGCCATGAAGCGCGCCTATGCCGGTGAATACGGCAAGGCCGACCCGCTCCGCATCGCCCCCATAGAGAGGCCAGAGGACTACGAATGACCGACTTCGCCACTCTCCGCCTTGATGCCGACACGACCGGGATGGAACTGGCCGTCGATGCGATGCGCGACGTGCAGGTTGAGGCGAAAAATACCGAAGGCGTTGTCGGTGGCGCGATGACGGGCGTCGGGCGCGGTTTCAAGGCGGCCGGGACCGGGGCGCGCGCGCTTGAATCTGACGCTCGTCGCGTTGGCGGTGCCTTGGCACAAATGTCGCAGAAGGCCATCGGGACGCAGGCGAGAATCGACGCCATGTTCGGGTCGCCCAGCGTGGCCCGCAACAGGGCGGCAGATATTCAGGCTTACGCTGCCGAAATGGACGCGCTGCGGGCGAAGTTCAATCCGCTCTTTGCCGCATCGCAGCAGTATGAGGCGTCGCTTGCGGAAATCACGAGAGCCGAGAGGCTTGGCGCGATTTCCGCCATGGAGGCGGCTTCGGCGCGGGAACGTGCGGCGGCGGCACTACGACCGGCGACAACGCAGATGGTCGGCTTCAATGGGGCGGTACAGGCCGGGACGGTATATACTGCAAACCTCGCAGCGCAGTTTAACGATATCGGAATCATGCTGGCAGCGGGTCAAAGTCCGTTCCAATTGGCGATACAGCAAGGCACCCAGGTTAGTCAGGTTCTCAACCAGATGGGCGGTGGCGTAGGTGCGCTGCGCGCCCTGCAGGCTGGCTTCATGTCCATGGTCAACCCGATATCACTCGCGACTGTCGGCATTATCGGCTTTGGCGCGGCGGCGGTGCAATGGCTGATGAGAGGCACGGAGGGCGCCAGAGAATTTGACGACGTGATGGGCGACGTTTGGAAGAGCGTCAGCAAGGTCAAAGATATGATGTCGGCTTACAGTGTGGACGGCATCGTGGAGTTGCAGAAGAAATACGGCGAGCTGAACGCTAGTGTGGTCGAGTTCATCAACCTGCAAACGCAAGCGGCCAAGCTTGAGGCCATGCGAAAGCAGCAAGAGCTTATCGCGTCCATGTATGACGATATGAACACATGGACGCGCACCGTGGAGCAGAACTTGGCCCGCGCCTTCGGAAAGTCGGTCGATGAGGTCGGGCGCCTTGAGTACCTATTGCGACAGGTCCAGCGCGCCAGAACATTCGATGAAATGCAGGCCGCGCTGACAGCGGCACGGGCCGAGGCTCTTAGGCTGTCCGGTGGTCTTGAGAATGCCCATGGCAAGGGCAAAACTCTGCTGATGCGTCTTATTGAATCTGAGGATGCCGCTCGACAACTGGCCACGGCTGCACCGCGGGCCAGTTGGCTCAACGCCGCGATTTCCGGCGCGCAAAGCCTTGTCGATAAGCTATGGGAGGCCGTCAGGGCAAAAGCGGCGGCTACCGCTGATGGAATGGTCGATGCTGCCGGGAATCCGACACAGTTCGGACCGGGTAGCCTTGCGCGTCGCGGCCCAAGGCGCGCGCCAGCGTCGCCTGAGCTTACCGGTTCTGCGCCATCCTACGATGGCGGCGGTGGCGCGCTTAATCCATATGCGTCCGACCTTGAAGCCCTGCAACAGAACCTGATGGGCCAGACAGCTGTCTCTTATACACATCTCCGAGCCCACGAGACGGACTCCTATCTC